TTATACTTTTCATTACTACCATGTAAAGAGTTACTTGATAGTTTAGCAAAATTTTTAGTATCTAACATTTTTTTAATTTTTTGCTTATCAGCATCTGATAGCATATTAAAACTTTCTATATCACTATCAGTAAATGTAATTTTTTGTTTTCCCTCTACATCATACTTACCTGTTTCTTGNTCTTTTTGNGAAATAGTAACTTCTTCACCCTTTCGCTTGCCACCAGTCAATTGTCTAAATAATTGCTGTTGATCATCTTCTCCCAAAACTTGTAGATGTTTACGTGAAGGTATATTACCTTTAACTTGTTCTTTGTAAATCTTTTCTAATTCCCATTGCATAATATTAATTGTCTAAAAGTTCATCTTCTAAGGGTTCATCTGAAAACTGAAGTAATCTTTCAATAGTTTCAATCACCTTCATTGGTTCAGTATCATTAAATTCATCATTAACTGTACTTGCTATATGAGCTTCTTGTGGCTTTGGCTTATATCTAAATGCATCAGCTAATATTTGAGCTAAATATATCTCCGACTCGGGTGTAATGCCACTAAAACCTGGCCCTCTAGTATATACTGCTCTTAAACCAACTGGCAACCTAGCCACAACGTTCTTAATTACAGACCGTGGATTAGGATTATCTGTTGGAGGCGCAACATTATGGGTTCCTACTTGTTGAATTTCTATATTATCTATTTCATCTGCTTCTTCATTTGTAGGTAGATAAGCAAATGCAGCTGCTATTAACTCTGCTATAGCTTGTACACCAGGCGCAGGAGGCTTTTCCTCTACCTCAACATCTACCTCAACATCTGTCTCTTCGATATCGACATCTTGCTCGAGTATACGCATATAACTCTCTATTAACTTTAAAGTTTTCACGATGCTTCTATTTCTTGAGTTTGTTTTTCAAAATCCCTTAACTTGTCATCTAAAGCCCTATTCCTATCTTCAATAGCTTTATCATATTTTGGATTAGTCTTTGCTTTCTTTTTAAATTCACTATCAATCATCTCATTATCCTCAACACCATCTACATAATCTTTTATCTTACGATATAGATGATATACATACTCGTCACCTGATACCTGAATATCTTCAAATTCAGCAGGACCCTCTATTGAAATAACATATTGACTATTACTACCTGGTCTATTTTCATCGATCAGTTTAAGAAACTTACGCATGTATATATTTATGGAAGTAATGAGAGTTTTATATTTATATTGGTTAGAAACTCTTTCTCTATTTGCTGTAATTCGTATCTTCGAAGAAATAATCTAAATTTATAAAAGGAAACAGCTGAGGAATCTCTTTTTTTAAAAGACATGTAGTCTCTTTCTTCTAAAAACGTCTCAAAACTGTCATCACTATACGTAATATTGGTAGGAAGAGCATTAAAAATACGCTTTACTAGTGTATGCTCTATAGATTCACCGTTTGTCTTATAGTAAAACCACTTTTTAGTATCGCTACTTGAACAAACCTTAACTAATTCTTTGATAATAAAGTGAATACCAAGCTTATTCTTGTCTTTTCTTGTTAATTTAAGCTCGTTTTCAGTAATATACAACAAATATTGGTTAAAAGACCTTGCTAGACACTTATTAAGGTCAATAAACTCAAAACCACGTACAGGATCACTTACGGCCTCCGATTCTGACATTGATGATTCCGTTATAGTAGTCATTACGTAGCAATACTTCTTCTTTAAATTGTAATCTAGCTTCATAATAACTCAACTCCCACTTCGAATCACACCATCTAAGTATTTCAAACTTAAAACTATCCTTTCCTAACTGTTCTAAGTCTTTATTAAGCTCGTTTGATGAAGATGTGTAAGTCTTCCAGTCAGTTTCAATTTTTTCATGCCGTTTATTCTTTTTACCCTTCAAAGGGGGACGCTTTCTTATTGACTGGCACTGTTTTTTACCAATATACTTCTTATCATTAGTAAGATTTGTTATCTTATAAATGAAACCGTAAGGTAGGTCCGTACTTTCTTCTAGAACCCCCTCCCAATGACCTAAATCTACCACTTTTTACATGACCAGTAACCAGCAGAGAACTTATCCTTCTTCTGATCACACTTATGACGTGCGCGGAACGACTTTCTACGCTTTGGATTGCTCTTTTTGATCTTCATATTCGGATCTCCATAGCGAACAATTTTTTCTTTACCATCTTTACAAGCTTTAACAACGAATTTTTTAGAACCACCAGATGTACGACGAGGACTGTTACACTTCATACGATCTTTATCTACCTTTTCAGCATCCTCATCATATTCTTCCTCTTCCCTCTTACCAAACTTCTTAGCGTGTGTAGTAGTAGGATTTTTATGTGTCCTTACAAAATTATCCGTAGTAGATTTACGTGAATCAACTCTACTCGGCTCACCGGTGTCCTTTTTAAATGAATCTCCTTTTGGTGCCTTAGCTGGATATTTTCTTTCAAGATAAATCTTTACTAATTCGTCAAATTCCATAACAATATTTATGCTAACAATGATAATTTAAATAGCGTTGTAGTGCTTTTGCGTAATGAGTACCTTTATTTTTAAGTTTACTCTTCGCTCCTCTTACTTTACTACAAGATAATTTACCTAACCTCTTTTTAAGTATACCTGGCTTTACCGGCTTATGAACATCTTCAGCGTCTTCACTCTTTTTCTTTTTTTTCTTCCAGTTAACTCGCTTTGAGTCCTTCTTTTTATACATCTTACCTTTAATACTCTTACAAGCTGCTTTAGTTGGTCGACAAGCAGGATAACTACCTCCGGATTTTTTAGACTTACGACCACAAGGACCACCAGTCTTACAATTTACCCATCCTTTAAATTTCTTACCAGTCTTAGGATCAGTACCACCACGTTTAAACCATTGACGTAGTGAATCACTAGCTTCTAATATCTCTTTTTGAGTCATTTTTTCTTTTTCCAAATTTTACCCTGTCTACATCTTACAATAGCACCTGACTTATATGCGGATGTTTTTTTACCATAAGCAGAATCAGCTCTTCGCTTGCATCTATCAGCCTTCTTCTTCTTTTCTGCATCCTCTTCAGGTATATTCTCTTCATTCTCTTCACCAGTAGAAAAATTTACTCCCTTTTCCTTTTTCTTCTTTTTCTTTTTACCCGTTGAACCTTTACGTGTTTGTACTTTTCCCGCTGCATAAGGCATTCTTGCATCTCCAGGTGCATACTCACTATCATTTGATGATATTCTACNCTGACTTGGATCATAAATCTCAGCTGTATCACCAAAAGCACCACCTTCACCTGCGATCATTGATTCTAATAACTTAAAAAACCTCTTTTCAAATTTACCTGTTGATTCCATGCTATATATATTTATAATTATAGGATGGAATTGCTAAAAAAGTATATTGAAGAAATTACTAAAGATCTTCAATTAGATGATTTTAATATTAAAGAAGCACAAATGAGACTTCCAGCTAAGAAGCATTTTTGGGTCGCTAGATTAATGGAAGCTAAAATTAAGCGTAATAATTTAATTAGAGATAAAAAGCANTTAAAGAAAGAAGTAGTCAAAAAAGTAATTTCAGATTCTCCTGTAAAAATAAGCCAGTCTGCAGCTGAATCAGCAGCTGAAAGACATGAATCTATAAGTAAACTAAATGTGTTTATAACTGAGCAAGATAATATTATTGAATATTTAGAAAAGGTTGAAAAAATTATGGGTCAAATGCATTGGGAGATTAAAAATATTATTGACATTAATAAAATGGAGCAACTTTAATGTTAACTTTCGATTACAACCCAAGTAATAGAAAGATTCAAATAAGAACTAAGGATAGTTCATTATTTGATAAAATAAGAGAACATTTTAGTGTCGAAAATGAAGGAGCCCGGTTTGCTAGATACCGTGGTCGCTTTGCTGCAAGAAGAAAGTACGCTATTACAGGTACAGGAAACTGTGAACCTGGTTTATATTGGGATATTAGACAGTTTTTAATACACGAACAAATAAAAGTAGATATAGAAATAACTGATAAGCTTAAAAAGATACTTAATGTAGGTAAAAACATTGAACTTTATAAAGACTTTACCTTAGAATTACGAGAATATCAAGAAGAAGTAATTAAAAAGGCGTTAAAATTAGGGAGAGGTACTTGTGTTCTTGGTACTGGCGCGGGAAAAACGTTAACTACAGCTGCTTTAATCGAGAATTACTTTCAAAGTTGCCCAGATAAAGATACTTTTAAGTGTATTGTATTAGTACCTGATTTAGGTTTGGTATCTCAGACATATAAAGAGTTTATAGATGTAGGTACAACGTTTAAAATGACTAAATGGACGGGAAAAACTAAGCCTGATCTAACTGCTAACGTCATAGTATGTAATATAGGTATAGTTCAGAGCCAGTTTGATAATAATGACTGGATGAAATATGTAGATTTACTAATAGTTGATGAATGTCATAAGATAAAAGCATCAAATAAGGTAAGTAAAATAGTTTCTAAGATTAAAACACATAATAAGTATGGCTTTACCGGTACTTTACCTGAAAATAACTTAGATAAGTGGTCAATTATAGGTAAATTAGGCCCAGTTATATACGAAAAAACGAGTTATGANNTAAGATTNGANGATTATCTNGCNAANGTTAANGTTAAGATACTAAATTTAGAGTATAATGCACCACCTCAATNCCTTTCTGATAACGCCTATAGGGAAGAGTTAGATTTTATATATGAAAGTGATTTNCGTAANACCTTTTTAACTAAACTATGCNGTAAATTAGAGAATAACACANTAATACTAGTTAATCACATTTCTCAAGGGGTGAATCTATCGGAATACCTCACTCAATGTGAAAATAANCAAATNTACTTTATTAGNGGTGAAGTAGAAGTAGANACACGTGAAGACATAAAGNGAATAATGGAAAAAGANAATAACGTTATATGTGTAGCTATGAGTTCTATCTTTTCTACCGGGGTTAACATTAAAAATTTACACAATATCATATTTGCAGCAGGAGGAAAGTCATTTATTCGTACAGTTCAATCAGTAGGACGAGGATTACGTAAGCATGCTTCAAAAAATAAGTTAGTTATATTTGATATATGTGATAACTTAAGATATGGATTACGTCATTGTGAAAAGCGTAAAGATATATACAATGCAGAGAAGATAAAGTATAGTGAAACTAATATCGTTGAAAAATAAACTTTCCATATTATAATTTAACAAATGGCCGCAAAAGAGAAAAAAGAAAAAAAACCATACTATATAGAACCGAAGGTCTTTAAAGCATCATTACAAAAATATTACGATACAGATATTCTAACAGATGATTTAGCAGAAAATATTAAAAAGATTGCTTATGGATTGAGTTATAATGGATCATTTATCAATTATACCTATAAAGATGATATGATTGGTGACGCTTTAATAAAGATGTATTCAGCTTTGAAACATAAAAAGTTTAACTTTGAGAAAGCTACTAACCCGTTTTCTTACTTTACAACTATAGCATATCATGCGTTTATAAACCGAATAAAGAAGGAAAAAAAGCATCATGAAGCTGTAACTAAGTATAGAGAACGTGTTTATGAAGATTTTATGTCTGATCCAACTAATACCCATGGACACGTATATGTAAAACCTGTAGACGAAGAAAATTCCTTTGAAGATTAATAAGTCTAGAGTTGCTATTTTTTCTGATCTTCATTTAGGCGTTCATTCGAATAGTTCTGAATGGCATAATTATGCTATAGAGTGGGCTCATTGGTTTAAAGAAGACTGTAAAAGAAAAAATATCAAAGATTTAATCTTCTGTGGTGACTGGCATCATAATAGAAGTGAAATTTCAGTTAATACTCTGCAAGTATCTGCAGATATTTTAGATATATTGTGTGATTTTAATATTATCGCTATAACCGGTAATCACGATATATACTATAAGCATAGAACAGATGTTAACTCTTTATCTATTTTTAAGAAACGTAAAAATGTTACCATTTTAAATAAATTTGATACGGTTGAAGCATTCGACCGTACTATTACCTTCTGTCCTTGGAATACAAATGTACAAGACATTCCTGAAAGTGATGTTATCTTCGGTCATTTTGAGATAGAAACCTTCAAAATGAATTCTTATAAAGTTTGTGAAGAAGGACTTAAGGTTAAAGATTTACTTAACAAGAGCTCTTTAGTTATATCAGGGCATTTTCATACCAGACATGAAAAGAAGTTCGGTAAAGGCACTATACTATATGTAGGTAACCCATTTCAAATGGATTTTGGTGATACAGGTAATAGAAAGGGTTATTATATCTTAGATTTAGATACTTTAGAGTATGATTTTACGCATAATAATATTTCTCCTACATATAAAAAAGTATCGTTAAGTGAATTAGTAAAGGAAGGTAAAATTACTAAAAGAGTAATAGATAGCTTTGCTGGTAATATAGCTAAACTAAAAGTTGATATGAATATATCTCAAGCAGATATGGATATTCTTTTAAAGAAGTTAACATTACTTAAACCAGAAGTATTAACCGTTGATTATGATATAAATTTTAATAGGTTATTAGATGATACAGAAAATAAAGAAGATTTATCGGGTATTGATATACCACAAGCTGTTGAAGAGTTTGTAAATTTACTTGAAATCAAGAATAAAAAGGAGATAATAGATTATACTTTAGGTTTATATGAAAAGAGTAAACTTTAAAAAACTCAGTATTGTAAATTTTTTATCTGTTGGAGAAGAACCTGTTACTATTGAATTTAGTAAAGGTCTTCACGTCATAACAGGGAAGAATAAAGATAAACCCGATCGAAGAAATGCTATTGGTAAGAGTACTATAGCTGACGCTCTTTATTTTGCTATCTTTGGTGAAACTCTTCGTGAACTTAAAAAAGACCTTATCCCTAATAACCTTACAAACGGTAAGACACATGTAGAATTAGACTTTGAATTGGATTCACCTAAGGGTACAAATAGTTATAAGATAATTCGAACTCTATCTCCATCAAAGGTTTTAATTTTTAAAGACGGTGTGGATAGAACACGTGATAGTATCAAAAATACTACAGCTTATATTAATAGTGTATTAAGCGCTTCACCCTCTATCTTTCAAAATTGTGTTATTATGACGGTTAATAATGCTGTACCCTTCATGGCTAAAAATAAAATTGAAAAACGAAAGTTTATTGAGGATATTTTTGGAATGGAGATATTTAGTACTATGTTAACTGCACTTCGTAATGAATATAATGAAATTTCACGCGAACATGACACGCAACTAACTAAATTAGAAGAGATCGAAAAGTCATATAAAAATTATGAAGATCAAAAGCAGCGAATCCTGCAAACAAGAAAAGATAAAAGACAAAAATATCTTGGTCGTCAAGAAGATAATACCGAAGAAAAGGAAAAGCTCGAAAAAGAGATTGAAGAAGTACAAGAAATAAATGTAGATAAAGTTAAAGGTCAAATATCTAGTTTAGAAGAAGCTGTATATGACCATGATGTAAAGATTGAAGTAAATTTAGAGGCTGTGGCTCGAAATAAAGCTTTAGCTGCAGAAAGAAAAGAGAGATATAAGAAGATGGGAACAGAAGAAGAAAAATGCCCAGTTTGTCTTCGACCTATGGAAGAGCATGATGAAAAATTAATAGCTCAAGAGAAAAAAAATCTTAAAAAGTATATACATNAAGCAATTGAAAGTATTAAGGATTATTCAGATGGGCTAAAAGAGTTAAAAATACGAAAAGATAGGTTTTTAAAAGC